GGTAGTAGCTAATTATCCCAACTCCAGAACCGATGCACCCTAATATTATTTGGTCAATTGTCATAGTTTCTTTGGTTCAGGCAAAACAATTTTATCATAAGTCACGCACTTTTCCAAGTCAACTAAAGAAGATACTTCTGCATTAACGGTAAAATAATAAACTCCCTTAACGTCTATAATCGGGTTGCAATAATCACTCGCCCCCGCATTTGGAAAGTCTAACAATTCGCACGCTTGGGTATCTAAACTTTGAAACTCTGCTTCATTTTTACAAGGATAAAAGCAAGGGTAAATTTGTGTTGGTTCTATTATCATAATTAGAAAGCTGAGTTGTTTATTGACCTGATATAATTATACATATCTGTTCTTACCGTACTATCGTCTTGAGCGTTTGAAAGTAAATATGTTCTTATTAATGCATTTGCCTTAGTTCCCCCGCTTGACCTTGATAAAATAGAAATTCCATTTCCACTTAATGCAGGAGTGTAAGCGTTTGTAGTTTCTGTCCCATTATTTACACTTATAGCATTTTTAACTCCTGAATTATTTGAAGTAGTTACTAAATAAACAACATTTGCAGATTTCGCTTTTGTTAAGTCGCTTGCAAATCCGTTCATAATATTACCAACAATAGAAGTAAATGCAACTATTGAATTTAAGTATGAACCACTATTACTATCAACTAATACCGCATTGCCTGAATTGTCATTAGTATAAGTGTTGGTTGCTAGGTATTGGGTAAGTATGTTTGGTCTAACTATGGCATTTATAAGTAAGTCATCTACCCCGTCACCTTGCACAATCGTCCTATCAACCAAAACACCCTTATACCCCGTTGTAGCCGTACCCACGTTTATTGTCCAAGTTTCACCGCTTGTTGAAACCCATTGTGTTTGACTTGTTGCGGCGTTGTATTGGTTAGGGTTAAAATCTGAAATTAAAGTTGTTTGAGTAGCATCATTATAAAATCTTGCTCTGTATGTTTTCATAACACATGGGCTTGCGTAAAAGTTAACACCTTGCCCAATTCTAAGCGGTGCTGTTATTGCCTTTGTTACTACTATATCAACAACATTTAAGCCCACTTGAGTAAATGTTATTCCGTCGGTTGAAGTCCACCAAGAATAGTTAAATCCACTTCTTTGAACTCTACACCATTTTTGAGTAACTAAGTTGATTGGTTGTGAGGTTAAATCTACGGTTCTAACTCCCGTGTCAAAAAAAGTATATCTAACTGCGCCAGCGTTTAAGAATATAACAAAGCCGTCGGTTGAATTTCCTTTGCATATATATTCCCCGCTTGTTACTAAATCAGACACGTTAAAATCAATTGTAAAATCTCCATTTACTTGGAAACTACTATTTGTTGATGTTGTGCAATTGTTACCCGTTACTCCTGAACTCCATAGGTAATTAGCTCCACTATGCACCAACAAAAGCGGCTGACTTGCTGCTGTTGTTTGCACCACGTCTGCTAAAGTTTCAGCAGTTGTTGTTGTTGGTGTGTATGGTAATGCAACTGAGTCTGTGTTTAATTGTGCGCCCCAAGCATAAATACCCGATGTTCCATTGCCAAGAAAACTAAAATTATTAGCAATTATTGTATAAGAATCTGATAAAGGTTGTATGTTAGTAGTTAATCCTGTTGCACTTGTAAAAGTTCCTGAAATTCTATACCAATTATTATTTGTTAATGTAACAGTTAAACTCGTAAAACCTTGTTGTGAAATAATACTTCCATCAGTTAAATTAATCGCAGCTAATGGAGTTGTAACATAGCCTGTTCCACCTATTCTGATTCCACATTTTGTATATTCTGCTGACTTTGCATAATATGAAAATGTATATGCTGTTAAAGGTGTAAAAGAAGCAGGGCTTTGAGATAAAATATGGTTACTATCTATTGCAGTAGCTATTAATTTATCAGCATTTAAAATTCCACTTGGTGAGGTAGTTGCATTTGCGCTAACAGTTAGGTTAGTTTTTGCCCAATTAGCATTATCAAATTGTTCACTAAAAGTCAGTAAATTCTCTGTACTTTTAACGCTATAAAGTTTTTGCGCTGCTTGTCCTAATGTAGTACCTGAACCTGCTCCAAGTTTATAGCCTAAAACTTGAGGGTCTAATCCTACACTAATGGCAGTATTTATATCTGAGGTTGCGTAAATGGTTTTAATAGTATTAAAAAAGGCATTAACGCCACTCAGCCCACTAGGCACTAATCCGCCATCAGCTATTACTCTATTGTAGTGTGCTTGTGCTTGTGCGTCTATGCCGCCACGCCTCCCAAATGGTATTCCGAATGCTGTCTGAGGAAAATATGCCATTATAAATATTCAATTACTGAACCACTTGCTAATGTGTATGCCGTAATTTTTACACCTGGATCTGTTGGTAAATATGTTCCTGCTTTAATACTCACGCCTGTGATTCCTTTTGTAGTCATCATATTAACGTCATTAATTGCGAACGCACTAAATACCGCATCGCTCATCACAACTATTGATTCAACAAATAATCCAGTCCTTGCAGATGTGCCTGCGTTTACAAATCCAAATCCACCAATTGCAGATATTTTTTCTAATGCTGTACTCATATTTTAATATATAAATTTTTAAATTAATTGTTTGGAACTTGACAACGATTTCTTGTCTGCTCAAGTTCAAATATAATGTTCATCTCCCATCCATTAACCATATCAGGCAAGGCTTCACGCATTAGCGTCAATGATACATTTGGTTGTATTAAAAAATAGTCGCCAAATGATGGATTGTTTAATTCTGCGTAAACATCTTGAGCAATGCTTAAGCAATCACTTAATGTGTCACGTTCATTTGTTGCGTCTGCTTTTTGAATATCCATAACGCTTATGTTCATAGATATTTCAAGAGTATTTTCGTTTATTGATGAACTAACAACGTCTGCCCAAACTAATGGGTAAGCCTCCTGCTCGCTTGCCGAAATATCAGACACATCTCCAAAATTAAAGCTATTTACTTGCGCGTGGTTTGCACAAATTGTTGTTAGGTCGTTGAGTATTTGGTTTAATGTGTAGAATTGCATTTTGTTTTTTAATAAATTCTTGTAACTTTTTTACGTTTTTTTTAGCAGTCATTGCATCCTCTATTTAACATGCCTCTATCAACTCTTATGCCTTGGAAATTATACTCGCCTGCGCAACAATTTGAATCACCAATTACCATTCCGCTCGTGTAGTTTGTTCTGTTGGCAAATATAGTATCAATATCAACATCGGTTTGGCTCAAATACAATGGAAACAACGTTTGATTTGATAGCAAATACTTTGTAATGCGTTCGCTATACCATTCGGCCTTGTTTTTGCATCTGTCCATTAACACTTGTATTTCGCTAAGACTAGCAGGATTCATATTGTCTGCGTTTTGAACACCAACAGACTTATTAAAATACTTGTAATTAATATTTAAAGGTAATTCCATACGCACATACCAAATCATGGCAGGCGTGATGTATAAATCAAGTAGATTCTTATCGTTATTTGTTAACGTGCTTGCTATTATCTTTGAAGAAATATCATTGTACAAACTCGTGCCTAATATTGGCAAGATATACATGTTCTGCACATCTTTAATTGTTGGTGTTACCACTTTCATATCAACGTTATCTTGCAAAATTGATTCTGCTTTTAATGTTTGTTCGCTTAAAAAAATTGCTGTTGCCATATTACTTTAATTTAACTAATTCTTGATTCCAAATGTGTCTACAAAAAGGCAAGTTCACATCCTTGTTTGGATCGTGATACCATCCACCACGTCTTTTGAACGCATCATAATTTGGTATGCCATAAATTTGACCTAATTCATCGCTAATGTTTTCTATGTCTTCGCGTGTAAAATACCTTGGATTTGAAATCATAGCATCACAAAACGCTCTTGATTCACCACCTGGTAGTAATGCAGGTGCGTCTGGTCTTAGAATATAACGATACCTAATAAATATGTCTTCAAAAGTTGGTATGTCCTTATTTGTTCCTTTAGTAGTTATCTTTAAATCTTTATTAATTAATCCATCACCAATTAAAGTTTCAATAGATGTTTCAATTTTTGTTTTATCAACCTTTAAAATTTTTACTAAATCTTCAACAGAAATCTTTGGTGTTTTCTTTATTAAATCCAAAACGCCTTCATCTAATTTGCTAATAAAATCTTGCTTGGAATAAATAAACTTTTTATGTTTAATGCTTGTAAAATTTTCAATTGGTTCGCCATATTTTGAAAACACTTCGTAATCAACTTCGTCATCTGAACTAAAATGCTCACACTTGCTAAATGCTGCAGGTGTTGCACTTGGTATTGTTTCGCCTCCTGATATTGCAGGCTTGCTAACTATTTCACGAATCTCGTTTGCAGTCAATGTGCCTAATACTTTATTTGCAACTAATGGACTTAATGCATTCAAATCATCAACGATTGAGGTGTTTAAATTAGCTTTGATGTCTAGTGGTTTTCTACCTATAATTTGCCTCATTTCATCTTTAGTTAAAATCTGCAATAAAACAGATTCGCTAAACGATGGCATAATAGGCTCGGTTGGTTTGATTTTTAACTTGCCTTTTACAGGTGCAAAATAATCAAACACTTGTTGTTGTGTTGCTTGCTTTGGTGCAACATAAGTGTTTTGGAATAGATTATAAGCATCAACCAATTCACTTCTTCCACCTAATTGGCCTTCTACACGTACGCCAAATAACATAGGTGAGGTAATCTTATGACCAACAAATATTTCTTCTTGTATCGTCTTGTTTAAAGCGTTGTATTTGTCAGCAAAATCACCTGCAGATAAATCCAATATCTCAGGAACCATGTTTGGATCGTCTACAAAGTCAATTACAAATGTGCCTGCTTTATCTGTTGGCGCAAACTTTGCTTTCATCCGCTTTTCAACTGACTTTATTTCCTCGTTTGATGGTACACCATTTTTGAAAACAATTAACTTTGAACCTTTGAATCCATTCTGTATTTCTGCTCTATGAAAATTGGCAATCTCAGCATCGGTAATAATAGCAGGCACTGCACCAATGTACTCAGGTAAGGTGTAAGTGTTTAAACCTGGTCTATAAGACTTATAATAAAATATCCAATCCTTTTGTTTTTTTGTTTCATCGTATGGATCAACTACAAAATATTGATCTGCTTTAATGTTTGTGTTTTCGCTGCCATCTTCATTTAACCAACAATCGGAAATGTAAAACTTTTCGTTTTTTTCATCACTTCTAATTTTTGAATAATCTATATGGTACAAATCAAACTTTTTTCCGCTTTTTGATGGTATGCCATGCAAATAAAACCCGCCAAACAACTCATTATCTAGAGTGGTTTTGCCCATTATATCATCGAGCGATTCATAAGGATTTGGATGGTCAATAAAGGATTGTAATGCAATAATGCTATCGCCGTCCATTCCCATTTGGTCAAAATAAAATCCTTGACCTTTTATGTATGTTTGCTTTGATGTTAAGATTGCATTATGCTTTGCCGAACGATTAAACAACGTAAGCAAAAACTCGGGATAATTATTTGTTTCGCCATACTTAACGAATGGTATTTTATCTGACTTTTTAGGCTCAATAAATTGCGGCACTTTGTCGTTCGTGAATTGAACCGACATTAAAGATTCATAATTGTTTTCTCTCATTCTGGGTTATAAATAATTGTTGTTGTTGATAACGGATTGTAATCTGTTGTTTGTAATTCGTCAGGCACAACCCAAACCAAACCAACTTCAACTGTTTTAGTAATAAAAGGAACTGCTGCCAATGCATTTGCCAAACCTGTTGTGTTGGCTAAACTTGTTTGATAAATTGTGTAATCGTAAAAGCCTTCGTTGTCTAAACTTACCTCACCATTTAAAGTGTTTGCATTTGTTTTTTCAATTACTTGAAATTGATTGTAGCGTTGTTTGAATGCAGATGTATCTGTTGCAATAAAATAATAATTAACACCACTTTGCTGATTCTTAAAAAGAAACAAATAAATCGGATTGCTAATAGTTGCGTTTTCCGTTAGCGTAACAGTTACAGTGTTGGTGTATGTTTTTCTAAATTCGATCACAATTTAATATATAAAATAAAACAAAAATTGCTAAACAAAAAAGACTACCACAATGGATAGCCTTCTCTGTACAACTAACAACAACTTTCTTTTAAGTAAGTAAGGCAGCAATGATGCTTGAATCAACTTCGTTTGCCAATGCTTTTTCCATACCTGTAAAAGTCAATTGATAGCCTTGAAATTCATTCATTGCTTGGCCTGAATTAGCAGAACCTGCAGTTACTTCCATTCCGTTTAATTTACCGAATAAAAAGTAACTATCATCTTTGGTTTTAACAATTACAATTGTTCTGTTCTTAATCAATTGCTCAAGCACGATTTGTGTTTCGTATTGTAGCTTTGAAAAGTTTCCAACAACCGATTGCTCATAAGCAACAGTTCCTGCTGCTGCGTCTGCTTGGATGTTTTGAGTGAAATTATTCGCTCCTCTTGGCAATAAAGCATACTGGTAAAATTTCTTTCCAGCAGCCTTAGTGATTGCAGTCACATAGCCACTTGCATTTTCTGTTATAGTAGTTACGTTGGCAAGTTCGGTGATGTAGATGGCTGATATGCCACCTACAACATCCTTACAATCTAATGCGTAACCACTTACTATTGCGCAAGGCATAATTAATATGTAAATTTAACTACTTGTGAAGTAATACCAACCTGAGTTCCCATTTTAAACTTAACTCGTAAGTTTACAGTGTCATAGTCTTCGCTATACCAAACCCTCATTTCTTCTTCTTCATTCTCTAAGTCAACACCTAAGAACATATTTGAAGTTCTTAAAGCATAGGCAGCGTTAACACC